GTGGATGTCACCCATGTCCCACGGGAGGCAACCACTCGCCACGCCGTGGCGGCCACATTGCATACCAGGTGCAAAAAGTCGCCCTGAATCGCGGTGGCCTTGGTGTTCAAGGCTGTCTTGGTTGCTGCGATGGTTAGGTTCGCCCCGCGAATGATCTCATTACCATTTAGGTCAACAGTTACCAAAGCACCGGCGTCGACTACGCGGTTGACGACGATCACCTCCATACCAGCCACACCGATCGGGAGCGTTACAGTCTTAGCGTCAGCTGTAATCTCAATCACGCCGCCACTGTGCGTCGCCTCGACAAAGGTGATATCGACCGCCGACTTGAAAAACGTCCGTCCGATCCACGCAGGCTGTGTCGGATTGGCGACGTTCAGCGCGAATTCGACAGTCGCGTCATTGGCAGACGGGGCCTTGGTCACAGTGCCGACCCAAAAGTCACCATCAGCGCCCAGATTTGTGAGAGCGCCGTCAGCCGACCCGCCGTAGGGGGTGCCGTTGGCGTCCCACCAGAGATTGTCGCCAACGTTGCATGCGTTGCCAACATACGGGCCGCTGAACAAACCACTCACCGCCACGCTGCCGAGAGCAGACGCCGCTATTGGTCGACTGGGGATTGCAGCGCCTTTGCCGGCCAACTGGATAAGCTCTCCGCCATCCAATGCCGTGGCAGGCGTATGGTCTATACGCTCGCCCGCACTGATGAAGTTATGAAGATTCGCCATAATTTATTCTCCTGTTCTCGATGTTTGGTTGTTTGATTGTCTGGTTGATTACTACGCACCGGGTTCCTTGACACCACCACGGTAATCCTGCTTGGCCACGCCGAAGTCGAAGTAACCACGCATCTGAATACCCAACACGTTGAAATCTGCATCCGCCTGCTCGACGGTCGGCTGCTGCACACCGTTGAGGAATGCGACCTCGATGACGGACAGGTCCTTCGGGTCGGCCAACAGGTACCACGCCGTGGTGCTGTAACCGGTGTAACCCGTGTTGTGCATGTAGGCCGAGCTCAATGCCGTGAACCGACCAGCATACGGATTGCGGGTGACGTATTTCTTACTGGCCGTGGTGTTCCGCAACTCGAGGGAGTTCATCAACTGCCACGCCGTAGTTGCCAAGGCTGTCGGCGTCAGCAGGATGGCAGGCTGCACACCCAGCGGCTTACTGTCGGCATCCACCTGATTGCGGAAGAGCAGCTCCGCTGCCGTCAGGCTGTCGATGCTCAGTGCTGTGCTCGCACCCGACTCATAATTGTTGTTGCCGCTCTTGAAAAACGTCGAGTTGTTCAAGAACGCCGTCCAGAACACGTCATTGAGCTTCAATGCCCCGCCACGACCGATGCGTCGAGGTGTGGCGGACAGAGCGCCCATGTCGTCATTGATGATGTCCTGCCGCGTGATGGCGAACATCTTGCCATACGTTTTGGCCTGGTTGGTGTAGGATTCCTCGTCCACCGTACCGTGTTTGAGTTCGCCGTCAGGCCCAACCTCGTCGTACTCAAACGCCCCGGTCAGCCGATAGCTAGTGCACTGTTTGAAGTCCTTGACGTTTCGCGTCGAGCAGATCTGTCGCCAGACATCCTCGACGGTGGTAAAACCTTCCAACAGAAACTTGTTGGCGACGTTACCGAGGATACCGCTGAGCGAGAGCGAGCTGAACCCCGCCTGGATCGGCATGGCCGCCCGCAGGCCCCCGGCGATGTCACGCTGCAAACTGGTACCTCGCCAGCCGTTCTCGTGAGCCGCTGCCAAGATGAGCTCTTGCAGGCCCATGCTGCGTTTGTAGCGACGATCCGCCGCTTCGAGCACTTGCTCGGGATATGCATCTTGCACGTTCTGCAGGCCACCCGACAGGCAGGCCGCCGCCTCCAGCAGCAGTGGCGTGTCTACGCCACTACCAGAGTTGTTGGCGTTGATGTTGGGTACATTGGGCCGCGAGGCCCGCAGGACCTCGAGCTCGGTCTTCTGAACGTCCCAGCCCTCGCTAATGGCCTTGGCCTCGATCTCCGGGTGCTGGCCGGCACAGATCTTTTGCACCTGACCGATGCGAGCCATGTCGCCCGCCACCGCGGCACGCAACTGAGCGACCGCGTCATTCGCTGCCGCATTCACATCGGTGGCGGCGTCATCCTGAACGCCCGGTGTAGCCGCACTGGCATTGACATCTGGCGTGGCAGCGTTGGCGTTCACCGTCTGCCCTTGCTGCTGATCGCCCTGGGCATCCGCGTTGACTTGGTCGTTTTTCTTGTCCTTTTTGTCTGTTCCATCCATCGTCATATCTCCTGTTGCAATGAGGGCGGACGTTTTGTCATCCGCACCCAGCGGTACAAAACTGATTTCGCCTAAAACGCTTTTTCTGATTACATCAATGGGCCCTTCGAATTCTTGCCCATTTACCTTTACCACTTTCCCCTCACCTACATATTCGATCTTGCGCGGCGACGCCCCGATGGAGGCCTGCCAGGCGAAACCTTTATCCGCCAACGCTACGACGCGTTGAATACGCGGCGAATCACCCAACACATCCCCCTCGGCCAACAACTGGCCTTTGATTTTCTGGACCTTTGTGGTCTGGCCTAACAGGTCATCGACGTCTTTCGAATGCGACAGAAAAATCGGCCGCGCCGAATTGCCGACATCGAGGCCATCGAGGTCGACGACGAGCGGATAGGCGTAGCCGCTGATCTGCATAAGGCCGCCCGTGTAGGCCACCATGGAAAATGTGCGGGTGTCTTTGCCCTCACCCTTGGCGGCGTTGATCGCCAACGTCGCCTCCGCCTCAACAATGGCGATCTCTCGCATTTGGTTGTGCCGATCGCTATGTGATGCCGATGCGTTAATCATCTTTGTCGTCGTCCTCATCTCTGGTTACCGGTTGTCCCTCTTGTTCTGCCGGCAAGGCCCGCAGGCCCAACGAATCCATCAGTAAGTACTCTTTGGCCCGCTGTCGCAATTCCACCTCCCAATCCTTACCTTGCAGGCCATACTCATGGGCCAGCGTGGTGGTCATGTTGGCCAGTCTTGTTTTCTGGGCGTTGGCCTCCTTGGCCGGGTCCACGTGCTCATCACCATCCCAAAACCACTTGTGCGGGTAACGTCGCCATGAGCGCCATTGCGGCGGCATAAAGCCCGACACCAAGACGCCCTCATACATCCATGCAGAGAAAATCCGGTCTATGACCGTCAACTCGCAGTCGTGCCGGTCAATACGAATCGTCTTGTAATACCCCTTGTGATCGAGCCGTCCTGAGGCATAGTTATAGCTGGAGGAGTCGCCAGCAGCGATGTTGTAGGGTACATCCAGACAACGAGCGATCTGTGTGAGAATCTGTCGAACAAAATCACCGTAAGTGGTGGTGGGCTGCTCGGCCTTGGTCTGACCCAACTGCCAGCCCTCGGGCAGGACCGTCGCCATGCGGCGCTCGAGCTCAACGACATCCATCGCATCCACCGCGACCGCAGACTCATCGTTAGCCGGCGCGTTGGTTTGCAGGACCATGGCCATATCCGCCGCCGTTTCCGCAGCGGCGATGACCGCCAGGGTGTAACGACGTAATTGGGCGAACAGAGGCAATGCCGACACCAACTCCGACACCCCCCGGCTCAGCCCCGGTCGATCCTGTCGATACCAGTGCATGATGGCGTCAGCCGGCACCTGACTGTAGGCGTTGGGATATGTGGTGTTACGGTTGTAGCTGCCCGGATGGTAGCGTTGCACATAATACGTTTCCGGGTTGTCGTAGGCGTCGAACCAGATGCCATCGACAAAGCGCGGACTGTCGGGCGTGCCCCAGGGTGTCGTCACCCGGTCGCACTCGATGAGTTGTACGTCCAGCTTGATCGGTGCGGACAGTTTTGGGTTGGTCCGTAGGAGGGCAAAAACCTCGCCATCCGTCGCCCGCGACATCCGCATCGTCCGCAGCTTGGCGGCGAGCTTTACCTCATCGGCCCACCAACGAAATTCCTGCTCGATCTTGGCGTTGGCTTTACCATCTAGCGTCAACATCTGCAGTCGCGGGCCGGTGCCGATCACGTCGTTGGCAACGCGTTGCACCAGACCGCGAGCGAAGGTGTTGTTGGCGACTTCGTAGCGGGCCCGACTGCGAATCACCCGCCGCACCGCCGCCGTGGCGCCCGCGTCCGCGCTGAGATAATCCGCGTTGGCCCAATGGACGGTATTTTCATTGGTGGTCTGAGCCGCATCATAGGATGCACGAATCGGACGCCGCGTGCGTGGCCGTCGGGCAAGCATCTGCTCGCCACCCTCGGCGGTGACAAAGACCTCAGTGGTTACACCGCTCATATTGCCCCCCCCGGCTTAATTTTGAATAGTCGCAGCGGGAACCCTGTCCGTCGCGTGGCGGCCTTGGCCTCAAGGAATTTGTCCACCTCGATCTGGTCGCGCAGCGAGTGCTGCGACATGCTCTGACCGTCACCGGATGCCGAGGCCGGGCCCTCTGCATTTGTCTGGATAGTGTCCTCGATTCCCATGATGCAAGTATGGGACACGATTTGGGTAATGTAAAACGCCCTGTACCATATCTGGTACAAGGTAATTTCTAAGTCGTCATTTGTACCATATCTGGTACAAGACTATGTTTTCCCTCTTACCCAATCTGCATTTCCGTCGTCACCATCGTTGCTTTACAGTATCGACAGCGACGATACCTCAGCACAGTACGACGATTCGTGCGTCTGGTTTTATACACCGGCACGTGCCGACAACCGCACTTCCTGCAACAGATACCCTGATCCTGCTTCTCTTGACCGTCGACGCCTATCGTAATTTTCTCCGTCATCGTTTGGCTCTCGCTTTCTGCTGCAGTTCGCTCAGCTTGACCCGTTTCCGCTTCGCCGCCGACACTTTGTGACCGGCCAGCTTGCAGCCCAACATGGAGGCCGCCACCGCGTTGCCCACCAGACAGTCCAACCAGTGATTGTCAGGGACGCCGGGTTTGTTTTTCCACTCATACACCACGCGACCGTGCCCCTCGGTCCGCACCCAGAACTCGGAGTCCGCGATGTGCTGGGCAAACAGCTGATGTCGGCTGGACTGCTTGCCAAAGAGCGTCAGCCCACTGCGGTCACCCACCGCCATGCCCAGGCGTTCGTGCACAAAGCTCTTCCAGTAATTGGTATCGATAACAACGTGGGGGAACTCGCCCGTGCGACGAATGTTGGGCACGTACCAGTGATGGCCATG